AATCCAACGTTTGCAACCTAAGCGCGGCGTGTATGGATCGGCGCCCTCATAAAAAACGTGTGCCTGGGAAGCGGCTTGGCAAAACGCTTTCACGTCGCCCTCTTCATCCGGCCACACCATGAGATAGCCTTCGCCTGTCACCAAGACAGATTGATGGATCTTTGTCATAGAGCGACTAAACACGTCTTTCCAGATTGTCCCGATTTCGTCCCGGATTGTGTCATCCTTGGGGTACTTCCACGCATCCACGGCGATCCGGTTCTGCGTGGTGTCAACCACCACAATGCACTCGTTGCGGACGAACACAGCGCCTTTTTTAACCACTTCGCTGAACTTGTCGTTTGTCCAAGCTAGGGGCTGGTCGCCGTCGTAATAGTTCCACAGCATGGAGTTTTTGCTGCTTTTCGCGTTCATTGTGTCCACGCAAAGCGCAACGTCTGAATTTTGATGGGCCATTGGTCTATCCTTTTATTCGGCAGAATTCTTTTTTCTTCCGAGAATCTTATAACGCTTATTCTGCCAGTCAATTGCTAACTGATATTCCCCTGGAGGCAAACTCGGCCTTTCGTCAAGTGCCATCCATTCTGTCTGGTGCTCGATGTTTCGGTGCGCCACTCGTTGCGGCACTCGTTGCGGCGCCTCCGGTTCTGTGGGGGCAATGTCTTGAGGCACAGGCTCAACCGCTTTCGCAACCGGCACCACCGCGCCAAGCCCTAACGCGGCCATGCAGCTTTGGATGAATGTTCTGCGTTTCATGATTCATCGATCTCCTTTTGGTGCCATTGCGTCAATTTTGTTTTCGATTGTTTCTGCGTCTTGTCCGCTCATATCATTCCTCCTCAATCGCAAACCATCGGCTGTGGAGACCGTTGGTGCAATTCCAATATTGCGTACACAAACCAGTCGAGCCTGTTCGGGCTTGCGCCGTAGCCCTCGTAGTTGCAAAGCTCATCTTCAAGTTCGGGAAACACGCCGACATGATGTATCCGGTGCTGCTCTGACAGCGTGGCCACCGGCTCAGCGCGAACAAGTTTGCCTCGGCTGGCGTGAATACCTCTACATGGTACGGTAGCATCTGCCGTTTTAATTGTCAATCTCACCATTTCGCCGCCCTGGTTTGTTTCGTAGACCATCGCGTCCGCTTTGTGCTTGTGGTATAGCGCACACGCCGCCCGCGCCCAGGTCAACGGGGAGCCTTGAAGCGAGTCGTCATCCAGCACATAGTAGTCGCCATCCACGCCTTTGCCTGCCGCGCCTATGCCCGCCTCGTCGCCCTCCGTGGTGCAGGACGGGTCTATCGCAACCACGATGCGCACAAGCTCGGGCAACTTGTCTTTGGTGATGCGGTCCCGGTCAATCTGACTCCGCTTCCAGAGCGCGGTGTCTGAATCCTCCAGATACTTGCCCTCCAGAAACCGCATGCGCTTGCGCCGTGGCAGGCTGCCGAGCCGGTTCTCGATGTAGCCCTCGGGCAGGTTCTCCGCGTTGTGGATTGGGTTCATCAGCATGCAATCATACATAGCCCGGTCAAGCGGCGTGTTCGTCTCGGGGTCGATGTGTTTGATAAACATCGCATAGGACCAGTGTTTTTTCGTGCTCGGGTTGCAGTCGAAGAAGGCGCGGAGTTTCAGCCCGCAGTTTTGTGCAAGCCGGGTCAGGGCGGTAGTCATGGAATCGTAGGAGATCTCGGTGCATTCATTAAAATGCATCGAGACGTATTCCTTGCCGAGGATCTTGTCGGCGCGATCCTTGTCGTCCAGGCCGCCGATCCAAAGCTCGGAGCCATTGGCGAAAGATACGAACCAATCTGACTTATTGATCGTGTAGGGAACCCTCGGGAATGCAAGCGCCATCATTTTGGGAAGCGTGTCGAAGGCAACTGCTTGCTTGGCCGCGCTGAACGTCTTGCGCAGAACGACATGCCGGGAACCCGGCGCCTTGAGCGCCCTATACACCATGAGCCACAGGATGATGAACGTCTTGCCGCTGCGAGAGCCGCCGTAAAGCAGGATGTTCTCAGCTTGCGCCTTGGCCACGTCCACCGCGTCCTGCTGGCGAGTTGTGCGCTTATAGGGCATTTGTAGACTCAATGGTTTCTCCGCGCAGCATGGCGCTGAAGATTCGGGTGGCTTCGGTTTGCGCCCCGTCTATATCTTGCCCAACATTCCTTCTGTTAAATATCTCAATTTCAAAAACGCTTACACTAAAACCCCACCCGCCGCCATCTAGTGGCATTAGTTCTGTTTTAAATTCTCCCCAGCTTGCTTCCCTCGATATTTCGCCGCCATAGGGATCTTTATGCTCATCCCACTCCAGCTCAACATCCTTCGGTTCGGCAAGATCAAGAAGCACCGACAAAACAGGCTCTAAATCAATGCCATGCTCCGCTTTTATGTCGCGCAAGAATGCAAGGCCCGCCTCACCTTGCCATTGGTTGCGGAGGTATTTTACTATCCATTCTGGCGTCCGCTCTTCCGCTCTTTCCTCATCTGTTTTCATTGCATTTAGCCCTTCGTTTATAGATTATCGTCATCATTCAAGCATGCCTGCTCTTGTGCCTCAGCTTCGGCCACTTCGGCTTCCCATTCTGCGTCTTTGGCTTGGGTTTTTAGCCGCCTATAATCCTCCATCGGAATGATGGCATATCCATCAAGCTGAGGATGAATATAGTCCCCGTCTAATTCAAAGATAGTTTCGCGGTCCCGCCCCACAATTAGGCAGTTCCTGACATACGCCTTTTCGCTCTGCATTGATTGACCCTCATTGTTTGGCATTGATCGATCTCCCTGTTGGTGCTGGTTGGTTAATGTGTGCTTGTCTTGCTCCGCTTTCGGCGTCGTCCACACGGCAGGAGATTCTGGATCTCCTGCTAGATCTTTGATGTAGGCGACATATTCTGAGTCTGTTTCCCCTTGGCGGTACACCTTACACCCTGCAGCAATCGCCTCTATAGCCGCCGGGTTCAACGCTTCGCCACCAACTCTTTTTTGCACAGGGTTTTTGCTGTTTGCCTTGTCAGTCCCTTGCGTTGCGCCTTCCATTGCCCGAATCGCGGCGTTTCGCATATTCCCGAGGATCCATTCTCCACGCACACTATTGCACTTGGCCTTAATGATGTTGTCCACCCCAATCATTTGCCCAGGCCTGTCTGTTTCCTCCAGGATGTCATAAACGTAGCTGACAAGCATGATGGCTTCGGGTATGTCCGTCGGGCTCTCTTTCACAACCCTTGCAATGTCCGCGCCTTTGCTGTTTGCTTTATCAGTCTCCTCCACTACCCCTTCCCTCTTGATCGGCGGGTTCTGCTCAAACCAAAGCAGTTTGGCCTTACACAGCAACTGCCTGTATATGTGAATTCTGTCGGTGCCCTCTTGCGTCCATCGATCCCTTAACCCTCCGAGCTCTCCGTCGATCCATCCCCGGATTTCTTCGATGTGTTCTGCCAGCGTCTGTTGATCTTGGCTCGGCTTTGCTTGTTCCGCCTCTTTCCATTCAAGCATTTGGTTTCTCCCGCGATATACGCCGGTCGTAGTCTTCCTTGAGCTCTACAGTGAATGTTCCTTCCTTGGCGTCGGCGCAGACATGGTGCTCTCCCACTCTTAGGGCAATCGCTTCCCCGGCCTTGTGCTGCTTCAAATAGATAGTGCTCATGCTTCCTCCTTAGATGTCATCGTGATCCGGGTCTTTCCACACGACGGTTTGCGTGGCGTCAATCTTCGCGGGCGCGTCGAGGCCCATCACCTTGGAGCGGCGCTCCATGATGCGCACCACGGTATTAGCCGCTTGAGAGTCCCCGCCCTTAGCCCTTGCCCATTGGCCCAGCAACAGCCCATCCAGGCGCTCCAACTCCATCTCTCGCACGTCTTCAATGGTTTGCTCCATGTCTTTGCGCATCTTGCCGAGGTTCTTGGTGATGCACTCATATGCGTATTGCGGGCTGAATCCAAGCGCCGCGCCTATCTGCTTGTAGGTCGCGCCCGCCTTGCGCATCTCGAAAGCCTTGTGCGCTTTCTCTGCCGCCTTCACGTTGCGCGGCTGCGTCTTTGACTTAGCCATGGGGGGGCTCCTTTCGCCAGCTTGTCCGTTGCGCATACCTTATTCCCTTTGTCCGCAAAAGCTGTTCCACTCTTTTTCTTGCTGCATCATTCCCTTCCCTCATTCTCGAGGTAAAACACCTTATCAGCATCCATGGAATTCCGAATAGCGCTGCTATGACTAAAATATCCATTCAGTGTCTCCCTGTCTTTGACTTAGCCATGAGCGGCCTCCAATACCGGGGTGCCTGTAGTTGCATCCGCCCACCGCTGCAAAGTCACCGCGACATAGCCGGGATCAATCTCGATACCCCTGCACTTGCGCCCAAGGCGCTCACAGGCGATGAGCGTGGTGCCGCTGCCGATGTATATGTCAGCCACCACGTCACCCGCCTTACTGTTGTTTAGTAGCGCATTCTCCACCAATTCAACAGGCTTCATGGTTGGGTGCTGCTTTGCTGCCCGAGGCCTGTCAATCTCCCACACGCTGGTCTTGTGCTGT